GATAGCCTCTTCGGTATCGACGTGCTTTCTGAACTCTGGCCAGGAATAGTATAGGATTTCTCTTACTTTGTCGGGAAACCCCACTAGGCCGTCTTCGACCCAGATGAGTTTTGCCGTGATCATAGATGAGCAAAGGTGTATATCCTCTGGTGTTGTGAAATCGAAAACTTCTTCGACAGCTACTTCTGGCTCCATGTCAAATGACGAACCTGCGATTATTTTTAATCTCGATAATGTATCTTTCATAATGTTCTGCTGGGTTAAGGTTATGATTAGTAAGCCAAGATGATTTCTTCTGAATTTTCCCATTCCCAGTAGCAGCCTATTTTATCAGCGATTGATCTTAGTTCTTGCGAAATCCAAGGAGAGGAAAACTGGTAATAATCTGCGAAATTTCCATTTTCTGCAGTGATTAGGCTGATGCTTATGTGCTGGAAGGGAATATAAGCAGTACTTGTTTTCGCTTTAGCCTGCACTCCTATGCGGTTGAGCTTCTCGATAACTTGCTTTATTTGTGAATGCTTCATGATGTTCTGTTGGTTTTGAGGTTATTTATCGTTGGTTAAGGTTCTGAGCAGCTATCTTAGCGGTTTTTGCGGCGATGCGCTCTTTGATGAGATCTTTTAAATACTGTCGGTTAGCAAATGATGATTGGTGCATGGCCGAAAGTTGTTTTTTAAGTTGTGGTATCGTTTTCATTACAACCCATCATGGGGTTACTTTGAAAAAAAGCAAGTTTTATTTCAAAATAGCCAAAAATAATTTAAGTTGGCCACTTAATCTTCAATCCAGACACAGGTCGCACCACTGGTAATTCATAGTGTATCAAATAGCCGATAGCGTCTGGAGCGTGATCGAGTCCCTGTGTCTTATCCGGTTCTCCGCTTTTACCCCATGCTTGTTGTTCGAGGCATCTGGCCAATTCTGGACAGTTATCTACGTTTACGAAAATTTTTGATTTCTCGAACGCTGCATTAACCGAAACGATCCGATCCTTGACTAGTGGATTCTTCCCAGGCGTATACACTACCAACCCAGCCGACTCTAAAAGCGATATGTCAGAAATCGAAGCGTCAACAGTTTTGCGTGATCCGCCAGAGGCATCGGGATAGACTCGGATCCTGTGCCGCTCATATTTATTCTTAAGAAGCGAAATCATTGCCGGAGTATCGTAGACTCCGGTTAGCTCGTCGACTGCGTGATAGATCCCGTCTCGATTGACGCAAATGATTGCCGTCATATTCGTAACGTTGAAATCCATCCCCACATAGAGTTGTTCGCCGTCGATAACTTTCTCTTCCGATGCGCATCTAACGCGATCAAACGCGCTGTAAATCGTTCCGGCTGTCAGGTTGCACCATTCGCCTTCAAGAAACGCTTCCGCCATCTCAGCGGGATATGTTGATCTAAGGTTTTCGATGTAACTTGGATCGAGATTGATGTTAGATGCAGTAGGAGCTCGCACATATTCGTACCCAGGTTTTTTGTTTAGTTTCCAATTTTCATACGTGAAACCGAAGCCCATATCTGGAGTCGTGTAAACGCGAACTTGGTTAATCGCACCAGTAGTCGACTTTTGACGATTACGTGCAATAATTTTAGACCAAGCATCTTGTGCTTGGGCGGGTCGCAACGTCTCTAACTCATCTACGCCAGATCTGAAAACCTCATAAGCTACGATCCTAGACGGATTATCCATCGATCTGAGTATGATGTTTCCGTAATCTTTTACACTTATTATCTGCTCTGACTTGTTATAGGTGTGTGGTATTTTTAACCCATCTAGCGTTTCGATAGTTCGAGGAGCAGTGTTGAGGCGTATTAAATCAAAAATAGGATCATACAAGGCGATGTCACACCCAGGGTTCTGCAGTAAATCTTGAATCCCGATGACAATTTTTACATATGTTTTGCCGCTCCCGTAACCGCCAACGAAGAGCGGATAAGGACAATCTAGATTATAAAAGTCAAACTGTGGGTCTGTAAGTTCAAACTCCATTGGTGGCTTCTAAATTATCAGAAGCTTTGCGAACAATAAATTGTATAGGTGTCGGCTCGCTTTCTGCGCTGGCTACCTGATCGTTCAAACCGAGCATATTTTTCGCGTGAAAAATGTAGACTGCTGGATGCTTTTTTGCCATTTCAAACCCAGTTCTACGCAAAGAGATTAGCCCTATTTTTCTCTTAGTCTTAGAATACTCCGCAAAAGTCATGTTTTTATCTTCCTTTGTCCGCCGCTCAACCGTGTCCTCGGATACGTCTAAAAACGCTGCTACTTCTTCTAGTGTGCATTGGTAAGCGAGCATCGAATCTACTTGGTTCCAGGCAATCTGTATTTTTGGTCTACCCATTACCATTATTTTATCTCTCCTTCTTTGTTAAACTTTTCGAACGCTTTTAACGGATAAAAAACTAAACTATTGCGATAGCCAGTTTCTGATATCGGCTCTATCGGTGTTACACCATGCACATTACGCCATGCAGGATAAACTAAAATTGAATTATCACACTGATCGAAACAAGCATCATAATCCGGTACAACCAAGTCTCCTCCCCTACTAGAGTATCTTTTAGTTATGATCACGTTTACTGTGCCTTTTAGATTCGCCGTGTCGCGATGAAAAGGAGCAGCGATATTATAATTAGAGATCGAGCTGGTAAAAAGATCTGTGAAACGCCATTTCTCTTCGGTTTTGCTAAGAATTTCTTTTTGGCGGTTGTACTGCTCGGGCATTATCTCCGCGATAAGTTTCTCTGATTCTTTGGCTGCTAATAGCATAGCCTTGATAAAGTTTCTGGCACTTTTTTTAAGGTGTAGCGATGAAATTGAAGGGTATGGCCTCCTCATATGTGGCTTAGGAGCAATAGAACCTAATATAGCTGACATTTGTACTGTTGATTGAGCCATAGCTTGTTTTCGGGACATTCCTTCACCGTAAACCTTTTGCAAAACATCTGAGCGTGACAACATCGATTTAGGAACATTTGGGCCATTAAACTCTCGGTTAGCGAGCTCCATGTAAGAACGTAGCTTAGCAGGGATTTTACGCATGTAGAATCCGACGGTTTCGCCTTGGTCGCTTATCAAGCAATCTTCCGTTACGTTCGGCTCGTGGGGTTTGCAACGTTTCCCGATTTTCGTTTCGTGATCTACGGCATTTAGTTCGATTGTCTTCATGTGATTAGTTTGTTATTGCTTTGACTCTCCAAAACCTCGTCGATGTGTGCGTAACAAGCGGAACTGTTTTGGGTTTTAGTGTGCTCTTCGATATTAGATACTCTCGTCGTGATGCTTTTAAGATGTCTGATTGATTGATTGCTACGCCGTTTGCTTCTTCCTACAGAGCCATCTCCCTCTATTTGAACGATATAAGGATCCATTGCTGCTATAAATTTAGAGTTAGTGAAACGATCACCTTCGAAGATGGCAATTTTTTTGCTTTTTTTAAGATAGCCCGCCATTTTCTGCACGTCTGCCATTACTCCCATGGATAGCTTATCGCTTCCTTCGAAGACCGACCCGTCATATTTGCCAACAACTATTATGTCTTCCGCTTCGTGGAACATAAATAGTCCTAGCTTAAAAGCTTTGAACTGTCGGCTTTTGAGTAATTGTTTCATCACCCAAGTTTTGCCTACCCCGCATTGACCTATGATTAAAATTGAGTTCCGCACCCAAGGCTTGTTACTCACGCGAAATCCTTCTTTATCCATCATAATTACTTCTCCGGTTAATCTGTAATGGTTTTGCTTATCTCTGCAAAGTCCTTTGTCTAATGGATTTCGCTCTAACAATAGGTGTGGCTCAATATACTTGGAACGAGCATCCCAGAAGATGCTGAAGTCCTTTTCCGGCCATTCTGACTCTGCTTTCCTGATCCGGTCGTAAAACATGTCGTTGTAGACGTTCGGGTATCGCCTGTTGACGCGATGCCATCCCTTGTAACAACAAAGCGTCGTTTCCATGGTAAAGTAACTTACGTCTGGATGGTCTATTCGCTGCCGAGCTTCTTCTAGTAGCGTTTCCCCTTCTTGCTCTAACCAACGTAACAAATCACCTGAGTACGTTACGTGGTTGTCTTTAGTCCAATCTAAATCATCCCTGCCAAGAACCTTGGATAATCCGTTCCTGTGGCTTTTACTACCGCTGATGTCATCTATGAATAACTGATCGCAATCTAAGTTGATACCGGCAATACGCAAATATTCTAAATAACTAAACGTACTCAGTCGGCCGAAATAAGCGAATTTATCGATTACAGCGTTCCAAATAGACCTAAAATTGGCATACTTGTCTTCTGAGCCTCCTAGATTGCGAAAATAACCTTCTTGATCGCTAATATCGCCAATGTTTTCGATGTAGCTCGTTATGCACTGTTCTAGTTTGTTTTTGTGATAA